GTTGTGGTGGTTTGATAAGTTTCTGCAAATTGACCAGCATGATATTCTAAATCATGTGATGCAAAGGTTTCTTCATCAAGGTTATTGACATAATCCATAAATTTATCCTTTATAGATTTATCTACTACGATAGTATTAGAATTTGCAAACGCATGTTCTAATATTTCTAAAGTTTTCTTAACCATTTTTGAAATACGTTTTTTCGGTTGGACAACTTTTAAAGGTTCTCCGTTTTTTTCTAAATCTTCAATAAACGTTTTCACTTTTTGTAAACCATATTGGTCTACTACTAATTTGAGTAAGTTGGTTTCGAATGATTCCATGTTACTAAATTTTTTGAATAGTTTATTTAATAAAAAACTAAGATCCGTTTTTAATAATCTTCTGCGGTAAAGATTTCATAACGTGAGTCGTACCATTCTTCCTCCTCTTTTTCCTGGTACTGTTTTTGTTTTTCAATTTCTTCTAGAATGGCTAAATCAATAAGTAAATCTTTTAAATCATCTTCAAAATGGGAAATATCTGATTTTATTTGTTCGATTTCTTGTTCATCTTTGGTTTCTTCAAGATTCTTTTTTAGAATAAGAATATTAAATTCTAGGCAAGCACATGACGATTTAACACTTTCGTATTTATCACACATTCTTATTTACTAGAGTAAAAAATGTATTCTAACAATTATCCATTTTTATCTAGGAGTACGTCCTATATTCATTTTATTCATTGAATGAACTAATGCCTGTATTTCCAAATTTTGGACAATTTGACCAGAAGTATTATCAAGAAATCCTGGCCGACTGCGTTGTTTACGTTGCTCCTTTATATTAGGAGGGTTCGTATTGTTTGTACGTTGGTTCGTAGGTGTTACTGAGCGATTCATAGTGGAAATATAAGCAAATCATATTGTGATACTAAATTTTGATTTAAAAAAATCCGTTTTAGAATAAAAAATCTATATTACAAAGCCTAACTATTTCATTCAATCAAACCTATAAATTTATATAACATATCATACATATCTAACAAATGATCACGCGAGTCGTTAAATTCTAATTCTCGACTTAAAGCGTAACCCCATTTTCTTTCCGCATCCAACGCGGTTGCTTGTATATCTTCTAACTGTTTATCCGTAACTTTACTCTTAGGAACTTTACGTTTTTGTTCAAGTTTTCCAAGTTGAACCATAGACGATTGGTAAATACCTTCCATTTCCTTTGCGCTAAAATGCGCTGATTTAGCCATACGACGTAGCGAACTTGCCGTATCTCGTAATTCTTGGGTAGCTAACACTAATTTACCGTAGCAACTGTTCATCGCTAAACGTTTACGTACCGAATATTGTAACTTTAATTTCTCATAGTGACGAAGAGCATCTTCGCCTCCGTATAAGACTATTGCACATTTTTCCCAATTAAGACCTAAGATATTTATCGCAACGTGTTCAATTTCTTCAATTTCTGAATACGCTTCGCTGAAAATAACAACATCTTCGGGTACTGTTTCGGGTTCTCTTAGCACACATTTTGGATCGAGTGCTAATCGATATAGATGTGCGCAATAATTACGACACGTTTGAGCATCTGCGGTACGAATTGTAGCAAACGCCACACTTACCAATTCTGTAATTTCGTTGATGGTTTGGATAAGTGAATTATAATGTTTATCTGCCAAAATGGCTGAAATCGTTTCGAAGAATAATTTATCATGATCCGATAACGAATTAGGATCGATAACTGCAAAATTTTCTTGTTGAGACATTTTCAATAATGTTGTACTGATCACGTATATGTAAGAACGGTACAACCTCTTAAGAATATGATTTTTGATGTAAAAGAATCCATTTTCTTGCGTTACTCAACTATAATTTCATAAACAGAACATTAACAAATGGCAGAGACAGAATTTGCAAAAATTCATTTACGTGAACATTTAGCCGGATTAATTGTACCTCCTATCTCGGATGGATTCTGGAGTATTCATAAATCTTCTGTTGAGTTATGTCAACGTAACGGTCAACCTGATCAAATATTACGAACTTTTCAAAATATGTTAACTCGTATTCCCGAATGGTCAGACTCTACTTTAACTACCGAAGTTGAACGTATTATCAAAGTTTCTAAATGCAGTTATCTAGATGATCTTTTAATGGGTGTATTTATTGCTTATATGAAATCCTTCGCTTCTTTACATTATCATGGAAATTCTAGTCAATTAAAAGTTGAATTTGAACGTCCTAGTGTAGCGAAATTTATTCATGAACTTTATAAACATTCGGCTCGTAAGTTATGGCAAGTAGCGTATTTATTTCGTACGGTAGGTATAACTTCAGAACAACAAGCAAGAAACCGTCAAGATATTGAAAAAATAGTTACCGAATGTATGGAACAAGTTGTTCGTGCTTTCTTACCATGGGAAGCGATTGCCAAAAAATACTTTATTGAAACACCTGAAGATATTCCGGTAGTCAATACGTCTATTCAACAATCTAAGACGGTTTCTTTTGAACCTCAACAGCAAGAGGAAGATTCGGATTCGGAATCCGAAGAAGAGGAAGAAGAGGCACCTAAACTAAAAATTTCGGAAGAAGTGGAAACGATCGAAGTCCAGGATCTGGATGAAAAGAAAGAGGAACTCGTTCAAGAAGTCAATGTTCCTGAAATAGATCCTTTAAAAGAAATTGAATCGAAACTTTCGGAAGAAACGCTCGTTCTAAAATTATAAAGTTAAACCGCAAAACAAATAAATGATGATAATAATCGTTGGAGTGGCCGTAGCCTTAACAGCATTTATTTTATATGCTTTGGATCGACGAAGTAAAGGAATCCCTATAGTATGGGAAGACGCCGGTAAACTATCTATATTTGGTGGATTATTAGGTTCGGGTATTGTTTTTGCTACTTCGGGCGAACTTCCAAAAATTGAAACCGTAACTGAAGTCATTAAAGAAACCGTTCCTGTAGTGGAAGACATGTTCGTAGGTACACCATCGTTTTAACTATCAATACATAAACAAGTTTCATTTAAGGGCACTGAAGGTACTTCATAAAATACTTTGACATTCACTAATTCTTTTTTAGGAACTGCTGTATCTCTACAGTATCGTGCTATGGCTTTATATAACGTAAATCCATGATAACGATCATGACGAGGATCTTCTTTTCCAAATAATACCGAAGTTCCATCTTCAATCATTAACCATTTGCGGAAATAGCAAAAAACAGGGTTCTTTAAATATTCTTCATGGTTTGGCCCTTGAGGAAAGAAATCCCAAAATAGTGAAGTAGCTAATCGTACTAAATCAAATGATGCATTCGGTTTCACTTCTGGGTACTTTGAAACGTAAAAAGGATTGTAATTATATTGTCCACCCGCTTCTTCATTCACTGCAAAATGATCACTCATAAAAAATTTAGGTTCTTTCATACCGACTAAACGAATAGATGAAATGCCTCTTTCGAAATCAATAATCTTAATAAGATAACCGTACGTAGGAACTTTATAAAGCACACCGGCAAGATTATAATAAAGAAATTCTTTATCGGTAGATACGTACATCACATTATTCGAATGCAAATCATTATGAACAAATCCAAAATTACGTTGAGCATAAGCTAACGCAAACATAACTTGAGTTAACCAAGCCGTATGCTTTTCAGAATCTACGTTTGCCGTTAATAATTCATAAAAAGTTCCTTCGCATTTTTCCATAATGGTTAATTGAACCGGAACGTTTGTAAAAGTAGCCCACGCATAAGACGTTCCTTCTTCATCATCTTCATCGTCCATGATTTCTCGATCCAATTCATCACATTTGCAAGAATGAATGTCGAAAATATAAGATGTTGAAACTGATGAATTTGTTTCATCTTCTTCTTCAGACACCATAACTTCATCTTCTAAATTCGCCATATGTGATTCAACATGTTCAGTTTCTAATTCTTCTACATCACCTAGTTCAATATCTTCACCTATTTGCAATGTAGGTTTACTTTCGTCATGTAATAATCGTAAATCAAAAGTTTTTCCGATATTTTGAGAAAACCAGGAACGATCACATAAATCGGGATAATCATCGGAAATGTCAATGGTATGTTTTTGAGAAAATCCGGTAAATACTCCGTAGACTTTAGGGAAATGTTGGCAACCGGATTCGGATAATACGGACGAAACTAGAGCACCCACGTACGCTGCGTTATTTGGATTTTGTAATTTAGAAGTGATTTCTGATGCTTGTTCAGTGGTTGTAGGTAATCCAATACTTGTACCATAATCACCTTGCATCCATTTGAATGGACTGAGCAACATAGTCTTTTTTATATGAACATTCTTCAGTTGATTGGCGATACTTATTTGGTCAACGGAAGAAACCAGATTTATTTGTTCTCGAAATTTAATACCGTATTCATGAACAAATTCCAACTGTTCTGATTTAAATAAACATTCGATCGGAGGAAAAAAAGGTTGTAAATGTTCAATATTCCATTTTGATCTTGCCGATGCTTGCAAAATAGGAAGATCCTTATACCTGTGTAAACTAAGTTGAATCGGCGATGTTTTTAAATCGCTACTGGTGGAAGGTTTTCGTTTGACCATATTATAAAAATGTGTCAAACCAAAAGTAAAATTATTCACGCAGTAAGATTAAGATGAACTTCGTCATTAAAAAGTTTAATATGGAAACTATACGGGATCGTTGTGAGATCGATTCTCGTAAATCACCAATGATTGTGGTGATCGGTAAAAAAGATACCGGTAAATCTTTCTTAGTGAAAGATATTTTATTCCATACACAAAATGCTTTTCCTATTGGTACCGTTATTTCGGGTACGGAAGTAGCCAATGAATTTTTCCAACATATGGTACCTTCGAAACTCATTCACGATAAATACAAACCGGATATTGTCATGAACACGATTAAACGACAATTAGCCGTTAAAACTCATCGTAATCAAGATAAAGGACGAAGCGGTGGTAATTCGAATGTCGATCCTCGCGCGTTTTTAATTTTGGACGATTGTTTATATGATGCTACTTGGATTCGTGAAGAATCAACTCGTTACGTGTTTATGAATGGTCGTCATATTGATTTAATGACCATTATTACGATGCAATATCCGTTAGGTATTACGCCGAATTTACGTACCAATGTAGACTTTATATTTATTCTTCGTGAGACGATGATTAACAATCGTAAACGTATTTATGATAACTATGCTGGTATGTTCCCTACTTTTGAAATGTTTTGTCAATTTATGGATCAATGTACCGAAGATTATAATTGCTTAGTGATTTGCAATGGTGTATCCTCGAATAAATTAGAAGATCAGGTGTTTTGGTATAAAGCATCTGAACATCCGCCGTTTAAGCTTTGTGATGATACACTTTGGGTTGATAATAAACCGTTTAGCAGTTCTATGTTAGCACAAGATGAATACGATCCTATGGCTATGAAAAAGAAATCGAATAGTCCTTGGGTTCACATTAAAAAAGAAGGCAAATAAAAACGGATTCTTTTAAATCAAAAATAGTAAGTATCAGATAGAATGTAACAGTTTTATTGGATTTGAAAGTAATGCGACGTAGTGATACGGGTTGAAATCATTAGAGATTATAAAGATAATCATAGAGTTATGCGAAGGAGGGGCATAACTGTAGTTGGGGAGAATACTAATCGCGGTTAGGTATTCAACGGTTATAATAGGGGTAAGTTATAACTTCAAAAAGAGGAGACTTTTTTTGATTATAAATCTCGTAATCCACCTTCAGCAGGATGAACATTCGTTGTAATCGCATTCGAGATATCCGAAGTATCCGCTACACCGCTATCTTGTTTGGCATTTTCTAAAGCCTGTTTACGACGTTTTTCATTTTCTTCACGTTGCGCTTTGATCTTTTCGGCTTTTTCTTCTTCGAAGAATAATTCTTTGTTGATTTCATTCTCCTTATATTTACGCATAAGTTCATTGAGTTCACGTTCCGCATATTCAACTTCCGGCATTAAATGTTCACTAGGATCCCAAGGTAACCATTTGCCAATAGGACCAACATAAAGGTTATCTTTGGGATAACGTTTTTGGAGAACTTTCGCATAATATTGACATTCTTCTAAATTTCCGAAAACACGACGAACTTTAACACCACGCACATTGGTACGGAATTCTACTTTTTCGGTAAATTCAGTTTCTAAGTCTTTTTCGTTCTTTAACATGAATACTTCCCATTTTTCATGAATATCCGTCTTGCGAATTTCTTCATTATGGATTTTTGTGAATTCTTCTAAGTCTTTAAAAAGATCATCAATTTTGATATTGTATTTTTTAGAAACAAAAGCAACATAATTTTCCATACCTTTTACTTTCCATTCATAATCTAACCATTCAACAAATCGTTCATTAAAAAATTCATTCTTCTGTTTGATCACTTTTTCGGGAGAAAGAAAAGTCAAAATACAGTAACGTTGAGTAGGGATTTCCGGATCTTCTTCCAAATAGTCCACTACTTGATTATTTTCATCTAATTTAGGGAGTTCTTCTCGAGGCATTTATATAGTCATAACATTGTATCTTAAAATTATTAACGCTTAAAATACTTCACTCTGTTTAACTTCATTGCCATCATTGTAACGTAATTTAGAAACGGCTTCTTTTACTCTATCCAAAGTAAGTTCATCGGTTTCTTTATATTTATCAATTATCTTAAATCCATCTTCTCTTGAAGATTTAGTTAAGTTTTCTTTACCTAATTTATTAATAATATCTCGGAACTTTTGACGATTCTTCTCACTCATACTTTCTTCTTCCTTTTTCGGTTCTTCCTTTTTCGGTTCTTCCTTTTTCGGTTCTTCCTTTCGTTTAGTTTCGTCTTTCTTCTTTTTTGTTGAAGTTTCAAATATTTTCACAATATCTAGATCTTTTGAAGGTTTCCATTCATACTGAACAAATTCTAATATAAGATAACCTCGTATTATAAAATTAAGAATATTAATAATTATCGATAACCATCGAATATTACGGAAATATACTTCCAAAATAAGCAACAAAATTAACAAAATAATAATATTCAGTTTATAATTTGCACTTTTTTCTATAGTGGAAACGAGATAGAGCAAAAGTATTACAATGAATATGTCTAAAATAAGCGAAGAATTCGCCATTAAAGCAGATGAAATAGGGGAAGTACCTGCTATAACTGTACTATAGACTGTTAAAAACAGAGACAACATGAGAAATAATAACCCAGCTCCTGAAGAAATTGTTTTTTCATTCATTTGTTACTTTAGTATTGGGAATACATTTTCCAATTCCTAATGTTTGTTGCATCATTATAGGAGCTTTACAACCTGCACACGGACATTGTTCATGATTAAATCCTAAAATATGACCTATTTCGTGAGAAACTACATACTGTCGATAATTGGAAAGATCTAATTTGCTTTGTTTAGAACCATGAAACCATCGATTAGCATTTAGGTACATGTTTCGTCCTCCCAGCTCCGCACAGGACAAATTTTTAGATAATCCGCAAACATTATCCACTGTTTTACGAGAAGATAAACGAATTAAAACATCTTCATTGGATTGTACGGGCTCGAAGGTATATCCTCTAGAGTTCCAACCATCAGGATCGTTCAAATACGTAGTCACTAAAAAGTGAAACTCGGACGGACTATATTTTTTTACGTCAGAATCAACTTCTGTTCGAAATGTATAGTGCTTTTTCATTATGTTTTTTAAAAACTTAATATTTACCATTAAATAAAAATGCCGGAAAAGAAACAAACAATGGGTGTTGATGTTGGTGATTTAGTTTCTAAACTTGTCAAATACGCGATCGAAGGGTTGGCCGTAGCCATCGCTGCGTATTTCCTTCCTAAATTCATGGGTGGTAAAGCTTTACGTATGTCCGAAATTGGTATGATTGCCATGGTCGCGTTAGCTACGTTCGCCATTCTTGATGTATACGCGCCGTCGGTAGGTGCTTCAGCTCGCACGGGTGCCGGTTTCGGTATTGGTGCTGGTCTTGTTGGTTTCCCTGCGTAAATTGAAGTAGTGATCTAAAACAGGTTGTGGAAGAACTTTACCTTGCTTAGTTCGCCATATCGATACATCTCGAACCGGAAAATAAGGCCAAGTTCTCTGACCATTCTTAAGAAGAACCATACCGCAACTACAACTATCATCAAATCCTTGAACTATAGAACTACAGTTCAAGCATTGAATTCGATAAACCGAAAAATGATACTTATGACCACTGAAATTTATCCAACTCATTTAATCATTTAAATTTAGAAATACTTAAATGAAAAAACCAATTCCTAAAGCACTTAGAGAACAAGTTTGGATTAGTTACGTTGGTCGGAAATTTGAAAGTAAATGTTACGTATCTTGGTGTAAAAATAAAATTACCGTATTTGATTTTCAATGTGGACATAATATACCAGAGAGCAAAGGAGGATCTACCGATTTAACTAATTTATTTCCTATTTGCTCTCGCTGTAACTTGTCGATGGGTGATGATTTCACACTAGTTGAGTGGATGAAACAAAGTAAACCGCTTTCAAGGTGGAGACTTTTTATACGTAACTTAGTACCCTTATCATGGAGGCAATACGATACAAAGGAAAATGGTACACAATCGTTGCCAAACCCTATGAATCCGAGAGACAAAAAATTCAAATTGCGTGGTTTTTGGTCAAAAATCCCAACACAACACCCGAAGAAGCGTACCGTACGTGGTACAAAAACGAGCAAGAAAACGTAAAAGTTTTATATCCTTCGTTTCGTAAAGATGAACCTTCTAACTAATACGTTTATTGTTGCATTTTTGGTAGTTTTAGTATCCATAATCGTCTACTACAGTAACACAGGAATACTCCCTGGTGCAAAATTGATCATACAGGAACCACCCGTAAATGAAGATCCAGTAGATAGTTTACATGCTAAATTTATGTTTTTCTATACAAATTGGTGTCCTTACTCGCAGAAGGCAGATACTCCTTGGCGATCGTTTAAACAAACTTTAAAAACCGATCCTAAAACTTACGGAGGAAAAACTATTTTATTCGAAGAAATAGATTGTGATCGTAATCCAAATAAAGCATCCCATTATAAAGTCAAAGCATATCCAACTTTCAAATTACAAACGGACACTAAAGTTTATGAGATGATTGGGAAACCTACTCCAGGTAATTTTCGTGCATTCTTAATCGCTGCGCTTGGTCAAGAAAGTAGCTAATTGTTTTTCGGCAGACTGTAATATTTCATCCAAATTTAAATCTTTAATATCGGAGTTACTTCGTAACCCAGGATGAATTAAAGAAACCATATTTTCAACTTCTTGAGATTTATAGAAATGAATCATCATCATAACATATAATTCATGTACATAATCTACCGGAGACATTTTATCTACATTTTTAACAGTAATAAATTCACCACGCTGTTTAGCTAGAGATAATACTAATGTAGTAGAGTCTGGATGTACTAAACTAGCAATACATGGACTAAATAGATCACCATCTACATATAAATGCCCATAAAGTTCCTGTGGACGAAATACTCCAGGAATGCAACACGAACATTTTAAAGCTGTTAAAATAGGTACATTTTGAGATATAATCGAAGGAATACCTTTCGTTATATTTGAAGAGACTATATAGAGTGGCATTTTGGCATCACTAATCTTTTTATCACGAATATCTAATCCGACATCCGCAAACATAGATATTACGGTTTGCTCGAATAAATCCATAGAGTACATACCTTTGGTTGAAAAAGCCTTTAGCATATCTGAAAAACTAGATTTAGGAATAACATTATCCATACTTAAATATTTGAAAACGAGTGATTTCATTTGATCGACCGGTAACCCAAAAGCAACGTAGGTTGCTATAATTGAACCTATCGAACAACCGTATACTCCTTCAGGGAATTCAAGAGGTTGTAATCTAGATAGATGTTGAAGTGCACCTATATGCAATATTCCTTTCATACCTCCTCCTCCCAGTGCGAGTTTTCGAAAGATAGACATTCTTGTGGAATAATAAGTAACCATGCTGAAAGCTCGTGAAATCTGGGATGAACAAGAAGAACGCAGAAGTAATCGTATGGCAGCGATGAATCCGGTAATTGCTCAAATTCAAGCCAAAATAAGGCAACAGGCTGTCCATAATACCAATGCTCCATATATATTATATGAAGTACCGACGTATGTATTTGGTTATCCTTTATTTTCGTTAAAGGAAGCCATTCAATACTTAGTTGCTGAATTTGCCAAAGCAGGATACTGGGTTTGGGTAGTCGAAGAAAAGTATTTATTTATTTCTTGGATGAAACCGGTAAAAACACGTGATTTAGGTAAACCTATATTAACAACTAACTATAGACCAATGCCATACAATCCAGAATTTTTTGCCAGTATGTCAAATCAAAAATGAATTTAATAAGTAAATTATTTTAATTATTAAAATGAATCACTTTATGCAATTTGTAAAAAAAGATACTGAAACAAATTGTTGGTTATGGATTGGAGGTAAAACTCCAAATGGTTATGGTCATTATTATATTCCTAATGGAAAACACTCTGGATCTTCTGCTCATCGAACTTCTTATAGATTATTTAAAGGCGAAATTCCAGAAAATCTTATTATAAGACATAAATGTCGTAATAAATGTGTAAATCCTGATCATCTGGAATTAGGTACACACAAAGATAATGCTATAGATAGAGTACGCGATGGGATATCATTTAAGGGAACTAAAAATCCAGCTTGTAAATATACAGAAGATCAAATACGAGATATTCGCAAAAGATATTCAGAAGGAGAGACACAAACATCAATAGCTAAATCACTGGGTACAAAACAAGGACATATATCGGATATATGTCTAAGAAAGGTTTGGGCTCATATATAATAAATGAAATCAGCCTATTTTTGGACAATTTTGTATGTTTTGATTATCGTAGGATTTGAAACTACCGCCATGACGTGTTTTAAGAAATCCCTTGAAGATTGGCGATACTTTTTACTTGGTGTGTTATTCTATACGGGTGTAGGTGGACTACTTGTTCAAACCTTTAAATTAACCGGTATGGCTATGACCAATGCGTTATGGTCCGGATTATCCGTTATGGCTACTACAACTGTAGGTATTCTTTACTTTAAAGAAAGGTTACATGTTCATGATTTTATAGCAATCGCTATGATCGGAGGAGGAGTGATAATATTAAAATTCACTGATTAAAGATAATGAAAATTTCAGAAATTATAGGTGCAACAATAAACGTTGCTATACTATCAGTTTTTTATACTTCAATCGGTGGATTAATTTCTTACATGTTATTCTATGTAGTAAGTGTTTACGATGAAGCATGGCAGAAAAAATCAGTTTTATTTCAATTATCGGATGTTATGATTGAACTTTCGTTAGTAGGTATTCTTGCATTTTGGGTTACTTATAATATCAAAGAAGCTCCTCCTATTTTTAAAGTAAGTAAGGAAATGGATTCGTTAGTCGATACTTACGTGTCCGGTATATTCTTTGCTTACGCCATGTTTTTGTTCTTAGAATTCCTTGATGATAAAATTCGATTTCTTTATGCAAAATATTTAAGTCCGCGTAAAATGGAAGTGAATAAAGTATAGTGAAAAGGCACCATATAAAGAATGAATTGTTTACACTCAAAAGTTATCGAAGATGGAGAATACGTATGTGAACTATGTGGTGCAATATTTGAACAAGTTATTGATGAAGGAGCAGAATGGCGTAATTATGAAGATGGAAAAGGAGAAGATCATTCACGTACTGGGTTTTCAACTTCTGAATTATTACCTGAACAATCGTATGGATCTATTATTTCTCATAAAGGTTTAGCTATGCAAAATCCTAAATTTAAAGAAATACAACGATTATCTTGTTGGAGTCATTATTCAAATAGTGCACGCTCATGGATGGGTATATTTGATGCCATTACCTTATGTTGTAACCAAGCAGGATTACCTAAAGCTATCGTGATGGATGCGTGTGGGTTATATAAACAGATGGAAGATGCTCAAAAAGTACGTGGAGATACTCGACGTGCTTTAATGGGTGGAGCCGTTTATGTAGCGTGTCGCAATAACGGTGCTTCAAGAACTCATGAAGAAATCGCAAAAATATTTATGGTAACTATTCGGAGCCTTTGTAAAGCCATTAGTCAATATTCACAAACGGAGAATACAGTTTTAGAAACTCAGATCGGAATTGCGGAACGATTAACAACTTCTATGTGTATGAATGATGATCAACGAAATAAAGTAATGGATTTATTATACGATATCTCTACAAAATCTGAAGATGATTTTGAACATACACCAAAAACAATTGTCGCTGGTGTAGTTGCTCATGTTCTTGGATTGAAAACTAAAGTATCTATGAAACAATTGGCGGAAGTTTCCGGTGTTTCAGTATTAAGTATAAGTAAGTTGGTTGGTAAACTTAATTAAGAATCATATAGTTATATACTGAAGTATCTGCGACACCGGATTTAATAGTAAACCCTGTTGATGATGTTGTACTATCTACATATGCTTCTCCAGCATTTGCTCCGGTAGGAGTTTTTATCGTTAACAAAATTATACTGTTGTCAGTGACATTTGTATTTGAAACCGAAACTTGAGTGGTGTTGTTGGCGGTAACTGTTCCTGTGGATTTACCACCAAATCCAGTGGGCGTAGTTACAATATTACTCGTAGGTGTTACATATATAAGATTGGTACCAACACCGTATTTTATAATAACAGGTAAAGATGTATCATAAAATTGCAATCCTTGTTGGGTTGTGGATTGGTAAAATACTGCATCACCTGAAGTTGGGCTAGATCTTAATTTAACTTGAGGAAAACTAGGCGTGGTTAAATAAATACAATCGGCATTTTGTGTAGATTCAACATGTAAAATATTTGAAGGATTGGATGTTCCAATACCTACTTGTTGACTTGAGTTAATAGTTAATGCACGTGTAGGAAAGCCTGAATTCGGACCAGTAGCATGTGTCCATAAAGATAATTCGGAACCAGCGTTACTAGCTGTATTTTGAGTACTGCGAACAATAGAACATGAATCATAATTTGAAGTAGCTACACTTGGACCTAAAATAAGCAAAGATTGATTCGTTGTTGAACCACCGTTAATGAGAACGTTACCCGCTACTTGCAAAGGTTCAGTAGGACCAGTAGGACCAGTAGGAGCAATAAGATTAATATTTCCAATTCCTACAAATCCTGTAGAAGAGTTCGATTGAGGATTTAGTAATAAAGGTTTAGCCGAAACACTTCCTTGAATAGATTGAATAACTGCACAGTCGGTAGGACCTGTAGGACCTTGGTAACTGTAACCCATTGCTAAACGTCGATTTCCTCCATTGGTTGTTTGCGTTTGAATAAAAAATTGACCATTTTGTTGAAAGTCTCCAAAGGGTTCACTATTGTAATTATTTGCATCTCCTACAAGATGTAATTTAGAAACTGGATTAGCTACATTAATACCTACATTTCCCGAAGGAGTTACAGTTATAGTATTTGTCGATTGCGTTCCTAAAAACAATTTTTCCGTTCCGGAACCATTTAACCCTGCACGAACATATCCATTCCCTGAAGTATCCGTTTGTAATATTAAATTACCAGTTCCGGAATTACTTGGATTATCAATTTGAACTCCACTTGTATTAATATTTAGACCACCAGGATTACCTCCGCCAGTTGTAGTGGTTATATAACTCGCGTTTGTATCGGTGCTCAACGTCATTATATTCGTACTTGTTTGCGGATTTGTTTGAACACGAACCGTTTGAGAGCTCAATTGATTAGTTACATAAGCATTATCAATATTAATCAAATCAGTTTTTACATTATACCCTCCTGAACCATCATTGACAATTTTAGGAGATATTATATGTTGAAGAATATTACGGGTATTTGTACTTGAAAATGGATCATTTCCGGCACTTGTCATTTGTAATTAACAAAGTTAAACAGTTTAATTGGTTTTCTCACAATAAAAATATGGAGCAAATAAGTCAACGTTATACATTATTTCCTATTCTTCCATCCGAAGAAGACCTGTATCGATTATATAAAAAAGCCGTAGCCTCGTTTTGGACATTTGAAGAAATTGATTTTAGCAAAGATAAAGATGATTGGAACAAGCTAACCGAAAATGAACAGTATTTTATTAAACACGTTCTGGCATTCTTTGCAGGATCCGACGGTATTGTTCAAGAAAATTTAGCTTCACGATTTCAAAAAGAAGTTGAATCTCCAGTTGCTCGATTATTTTACGCTATGCAAAATGCCATGGAAGGCATTCATAGTGAAACGTATTCTTTACTGATTGATCAATATGTCAAAGATAAAGATGAACAACTAAAATATTTCCGAGCCATTGATACGATTCCTGCTATTCGTAAAAAAGCGATGTGGGCAATTGAATGGATCGAATCTCCTAAAGATTACGCAACACGTTTATTAGCGTTTGCTTGTGTTGAAGGAATTTTCTTTAGTGGTTCATTCTGTGCTATTTATTGGATTAAGAAACGTGGATTATTACCTGGGTTAACTTTTAGCAATGAATTGATTGCGCGGGATGAAGGTTTACATACTGAATTTGCCGTAGCCATGTATTCAAAATTAGATAATAAATTAGATAAAGAAACAGTGTACAAAATTGTAAGTCAAGCTGTAGAATATGAAAAAGAATTTATTACAACGGCACTACCTTGTGCTTTAATTGGCATGAATGCAACCGATATGTCGAAATATATTGAATTTGTAGCCGATCGGTTATTAGTTCAACTTGGATATCCAAAATTATTTAATACTGGAAATCCATTCGATTTTATGGACCTAATTAGTTTAGAAGGTAAAACCAATTTCTTTGAAAAGAAAGTTTCGGAATATTCTAAACCAGGTGTAGGCATGAACAGTACTCAAATGGTTGTAAAATTTGATGAAGAATTCTAATAACTATATAATGAAGTCTTGGCTAATACATAGTTTATATTTTTCAATAGTTATACAAGTTATAACCATTATAATCGGAGTATTTGGATTAACTCTAAAGTTAAATCCGATTGATCAGATTCTCACATCGACGGTTGCGTTAGAAACATTAGTATCTTCAATACAGTTATCATTTTACACTTGGTATGCCTATCACTTTAAGGAAGTTGCCGAAGCTACTTTTTATCGATACCATGACTGGGCGGTAACAACTCCGGTTATGTTATTTACAACAGTGTTGTACTACGACTACAACAATAATCCCGATGAAAATAAAACAATTAAATCTGTTTGGGATGAACACCGTACAAAAATACTACTTATTTTTGCTTTCAATGTAATGATGTTACTCTTTGGATACCTTTACGAAATTAAAGTTCTGGACTTATTTACGTCAAATACATTAGGATTTGTTGGACTTATTGGATCTTTTTATATTATTTATGATTCCTTTGTTGTAAAAAATTTATCAGCAAATTTACCTCTTTTTATTTTTATGTCCATTATTTGGGGATTATATGGTGTTGCAGCAACATTTGCACCTTTACAAAAAAATATATTTTATAACTTAATCGATACTGTTTCGAAAAACTTTTACGGAATTTTCTTAACTTACACTGCTTACCAAAAATCTATTGAATAGGTGGTTTTGTAAATTGTCATTAAAAATTTTAACGAATATATTTAGGTCTGACATAAGCTGTAATTTTTCCACCATTAGATACACCTTTACGACCAGGAACTAAAGGTTGGGCTGTTTTATTTGTAGAAGGTAAGAAATCATTAATACCTCTTGTGGTAGGAACATACGCATATAAATGGGTTAAATACTTAACATCATTTATATTACGTTCTTGAATAGCATTTAACTTTTTCTGTCGGATAAACGCAGAAGCATCAGGAGTTTGAAATGGCATATTATTACGTTTAAAGAGACAAGGTTTCTTCCATCCAAAGAATAAATGGAATTAACTTATGCCACAATTGTAGTTTTAGCAGCGATGGTATTCATGTTAGCGGGAATGGTAGGCTATTTATATTGGCAACAGACGGGAATCTTACGACACCTCCAAGGTCTTGCGAATTTAATTGCTACAAAAATTACTCCTCCTCAGGTAACATTTATACAGACTGAAGAAGAAGTAGAAGAATCGGAAGAAGATGATGATCGTGTATCGGTAAAAGAAGAAGTTGAAAAAGTAGAAGGTCCTCCGGTTGAAGAAGAAGAACATGTAGATGTAGATGATCTTCAAGATAAAACGGCTGCCCAATTACGAGATATGTTAACTGCTAAAGGTATTCCTTTCGGTAAACGTGATGCAAAAACTGTTTTAATTCAATTATTAAAAGCTACTTCTTAAATAATGAAGTTTAAAAGTGAAACTTTAAATAAATTAGCCGGAAAGCATACCAAAGTACTTGTCTTTGATTGCGAATTTTGGCATGTAATGGGAAGTTCAGGATTCTTATCTATAAAAGAAAAACCGAACGAATTTTTTATGCCGAGAGAAGTAGGAGGTTTTGTTCTGAATAAATCAGCGGATAATCAATGGATTTATCGTAATCCCTTTTTTGTCACTTTAAATCCTCCGAAAGGAAAAAATGTTTCATTTGTATCATCAGCATTTTCAAATGTAACACCTAAAACAGCAAGAAGACTAGATGATTATCAATCCATATTATCAGTACCTTGGGCATCAGCTTATTTAGGATTAGTTCCTAAAGAACAGGAACAATTAATTTTAGATAGTGTAGAATTATATTTAGAAGATGAAAATGTACAGGATGCTCATAAACCTCCTTCGTGGATAAAAACGTTTCTGAAAGAATATTCTGAAGCGTTAGTGATTGTGAAAGGAGAATACGATATTATATCTATAAAAAATGCCTGTAAGTTTCACGGTATAGAGTATACACCTCCTAAAGAAGTTTACGATATCGTGAACTGGAATCCCGAAAGCCATAAATTATGCGGAACCGCAAAATTAGAAAAATCGTTCGAATGTATTCAAAAATATTTACCTACCGAAATAAAACAGATTCAAAAAATATTACCGATCGGTGAAGCGCATGATCCTGTATCGGATTCAGCCATGACCTTTGTGATTGCTTTATTTGCAAATATATAACTTTAATGAGAAAAATATAGTAAGAATAATGAAGATTGTTAGCTTCGATCCAGGACTTCGTAACTTAGCGTTTTGTGTTCTAGAAGGAACGAATCGTTCAAACCTCAAAATAACTCATTGGGATTTGATTGATGTAATGGCCGAATCCGCAGGACATGATGCGCCCAAATGTTTTAAATGTAAAAAACCGGCTAATTGGTTAAAAAATGGTGATATTATTTATGCATGCGGTACTCATAAACCTAAAACGGGTAAAGCACCAACCAAAGCATCACTAACGAAAAAATCAACCGAGACTTTACAAGCTGAAGCGTTACAGCATGGAATTGTAGCCACAACCAAAAAAGAGTTAGTGGATGGATTATATAAACATTATACCAACAATACTTGGAAACGGTGTGTGAAATCAAGTAAAGCTGTTTCGGTAGTGGATTTAGCCGGACCAATTGCAAAATGTTTAGAAGCTCGTAAACAAATTTGGAAAAAAGCGGACCTCATTGCCTTTGAACAGCAACCCGATAAACGTATGTTATGTGTTCAAGCCATGATGCATATGTGGTTTGTTTGTGCCGGATTTCAATGTAAAGGAGTTTCAGCTACTCATAAATTAACCAATATAATCACGGTTCAAGATGCAACAACAACGTATAAAGGACGTAAGAAAACAGGTATACTACATGCCCAACAATTAGTACCCGAAAATTGGCGAGACTATATGATGAAACATCCTAAGAAAGACGATTTAGCCGATTGTTTTTTACAAGGATTATGGGTGATGGAAAATTAATAACCACGTGTTATCATTTTAACCGCTTTAATAACCGGATAGACAAAAGCGACAATTATAACGATTGTAATTGCTGAAATTACTACTTTTATAAACGTATTATTATATCGTGGTAAAACTACACCATATAATACATATAATAACCCAGTTATAATTAATAAATTTAAAACTAAATCAATTGGACCAGATAATCCAAATTTTTCAAAGTTGATTAAATTCCCACCTTTTTGCATTATTTAAATATTAGAAACTAAATTAACTAATGAAGAAATTATTTATTTTTAGCGATACTCATTGGTCTCTAGGGCGAGTACACCGTGATGTAGCAAAACATTTAGGTCCTGAATTTGAAGTTCGGTTCTTAGACTGGGGAAATTATAACGCAAGTTCTCTTATCGAACATTATGAATGGTGTGATGTTTGTATTACCAATCTAGTTTGTACTGAAACGTTACCGACATTTTTTCCGCAACTAAATTATCGTAAATGTATCTTTGTATCGCATGGAGGTATTGAGCATAAAGAAACAACTCTTTATAACCCCCAAACTCATTACGGTATGACATGCCAAGCTTTACGATCAAAATTTCCGGAGAATATTCATCCTTATTTAATGCCTAACGGTGTTGATCCTGATAATTTCGACTACAAACAGCCTACCGGCAATTTAACTAATTTAGGATGGTGCGGAGCTACACATGTGCCTTTAAAACAATACGATTGGGCAGCCCAAATTTCTCAAAAAACAAATTTACCTCTACATACAGCTTCTAATCTAAGTTATGATGAAGTTCGATTATGGTACCATAATATTGATTTATTATTAATAACAACTATTCCCAAACCATATATGGAATCTGGTCCATTGCCGTCTTTTGAAGCTATTGTTTCTGGTGTACCCGTTATTGGAACTCCTGTAGGTAATTTTTCATTCATTCCTGGTCCAAAATTTAATACAGTTGAAGAAGCTGTTTTATTAGTTGAATATTTTAAAACGCATCCTGAAGAATTACGACAGTTGGCTATAACGCAATACGATTATGTGATGAATCATTTTACGTATAAGACTTTAATTCATTACTGGAGACATGCTATTGAAAATGCGTTATAGTTTTCATAACCATCTATTAACTTCAAACAAATGACAGACGTCTTAGGAGTAGATTTTTTAACGAATCCAAAAATAGCCGAAGCTACACCCATTGATTTAAACATCGGAGGGTTAGAGAGTATTGAATTACCTACATTTAATGATGAACCTGCTCCGGCACCTAAATTAGTTCCAAATATCGATTCAGTTGGTCCAATGAAAACCTCCGATGGTCTTGAAAATTTAAATGCTGAACCTTTTTTAAGCTCGTCATCGTTTCCACCCAAACGTATGAATGAAGAAAATATATTAAAAGAAAAATATGAAATTTTAAGAAAATTTGAACGATTATCGCGATTAGGAGTTCCGATGCGCAAACGGTTCACGTTAGACAGTCCTCTTGAAGAAATGAAGATGGAATTAGAATTTATTAAACGTGAAAAAGATGCGGATGCGACTATTAAACAATTCTGCGATTGGTTTATTACCGGTATGTCCGCTATGGAATGGTCTTCAAAAAATGTTCCTTTAGTGAAAGCGTTCGGTTTGCAGTTAGATGGTCTTTCTGAATCTGCCCAAATGAATGTGGGTGAAATGGAAGATGATTTCGAAGAATTATACGATTTGTACGGTGATAAAATGAAAATGCATCCGTTAGTACGTATTCCTATTCGTACCTGTATGATGGTGTATATGGTTCACTTAACCAACCAAATGGCCCGTAAAGTTCCTATTCCGAATATCGATGAAGTTATGCGTAGTAATCCTGATATCGCTCGTCAATTAGCTACCGCTGCTATGCAACAACAAACGCAATCTATGCGATCAGCGCCTGCTCCTCCTCCACCTTCTAACCCTAGTCCCCTATCTGGATTAGCAAACTTTATGAGTGGAATGGTACCTCCTCCACCTCCTCAACAAACTTCGATGAGAGCTCCTCCGGCAACTATTAAATCTCCGGTAAAATTACCTAAACCGCAAGTACAATTACCTCTTCAACAGGCTCCTGCTCCTACACCGGTTCGTGAAATGAAAGGACCGAACGTCAATATTGAAGATTTATTAAAATCGGTCAATGCTGGCGTTGAAACAAAGAAAGTAACTATGCCTCCTAGCGCAATGAAAAAGGGGGGTTCTACAGGTAAGAATTCGGTAACTATTAAACTTTAACCAACTTCAGTATTTAAAACTACATAAGTTGAATCATCTTCATTACTAAATTTTACCGATAGTTCATTCACATAATGACCTTGAATTTTGAAGGTCAACGGGCCAATAATGCATGTACGACCTTTACATTCGGTAACTGTACAACAGCCATTCAATACATTATATAATGGTCCTTCGTCACCGACAATCCATAAATGAAACTTTTTCATATCGTCGGTTTCCAATACCATTCGAGAATAATTTTTAACTAAATCTAAGATATTCATATTGTTATTCTTTTTTTTAAATTACTACGTACAAATCCATTTTATATTGTCGTAAACATCTCTTTATCTTTTACATATGCTGGTTCATCTACTTGAGGTAACCCTGCAGCTGCTCGCATAGCTACGGTTTGGTTCGGAGTCATTCCTTCGCGAGCATAAATAGATTTACCACGAAATATACCGGCTGAAAGAATGACAAATGCAGCGGTTAAAATAATTGAAGTTATAACATTACGTGTACCTATAAAGCATACCGCAAAAATGGTTATACGGCGAAGAATTATATTTTGCATATATTCTTCATCGTTGTCACTGTATTCATGAGTAATGTATCGACTTCCTATGTTTAATAATAACATCATCACACCCGCAAACATGGGTGAGTTTTCAATAAAGTGAATATATCTTTCCATATCTTTACTTAGAAATTAGCAAATTGTTCTTTGACTTTCGAATTTAAAGTTTTAGGCATAGAACCTTTAGGAGATGTAGTTTCTGCAGGTTTACTAGTTTCAGATTTACCAGCTTTTTGAGGTAAACGAGTATCTCCTTTAGCTAACATGTTTTTAATAGCATCTGTCGTGGCCGGAGGGGGAACACCTGAAGAAGTTGTTTTCTTTTCTTCCGTAGGAGGAGTTTGTTCTTGAGGATCTAAATATTCCGTAACACTGCGAGCCGTCATGATATAGGCAATACCTAAAAATAAAGCTATAATTTGACTATGATACATGAACACATAAAGAATCGCAATTAAAAAGAATCCATGACCAACCGGTGATTCTAATAAATTGCTAATATGTGAAGGCGCAGGATGAGTAAAGAAAGCAATATAAGCAATGATGGCACCAACAACTAATAATTCTTTTTGTTTATCTTTCATTTATTTGAACAGAGTGGTAATATTTTTCTAGTATTCTTTGAATAAGTGGAATGGCTAGTCTAGAAGAAGTATGGGGGAAATCATTTCCTAAAAAACACTACGATATGACATCAAAATATGATGCACCACATGAAAAACGTGATCCAGAAAAGGAAGGTAGAGTATTTCCTACACCGGTTCATCGAACAACCGCTGCTCTTCAACGACACAAGAAGACTATAGATGATCTTTCTAAAACCTTACCTATTGTAGGTTCCGATGAAGAAGGTGAAGATAATTATGGACCAGCTAAAGTTGGACCTACTCGAGAAAACATGACCAATTGGTCAGCTATGAAGGGAAAATATACTAATCCTTATTTTCCTAAAGAGGAAGGTTACAGTTTTCCTTATGCACCTCCTACTTTTCAAGATGCAGCGTATGATGTAAAATTAGATCGTATTATGCGAATGATTGAACAGAATAAAACAGGTTATGAAACAAGTAGTACTCAAGACATGGTGCTGTATATCTTCACCGGAGTATTCTTTTTATTCACTTTAGATACCTTTGTGAATCTTGGAAAAAGAATGAAGTAATAGAATAATGGTATTCTCATTGCAAAAAGAAGCTAACTTTATGAAGGCTGTAGAAAACTATAAGAAAAAACACGGAAGAGATATTTTCTCAGAGCCTTTGAAACCTAAATCGAAAACAGCGATTGTTCCAAAAGTTATGGAACTAGAAGATGTGAAAAATGCTAGTACAGAAGAATATAAAAGAAAAGTTCAAGAATCTGTAAATAAACATAAAGAACTCTATGAACAATTTAAAGATGTTCCAAATGTTGAAGCTTTAATTTATCGTTATGATGTTTGGGGATTTTTAGGAAATATATCATTATCGGTTCATCCTGATGTAAAAAAGAAATGGAAAATTAATTATGAATTATTTGGTTCATTTTATAATACAAATGTTCCTTATAATTCGTTATTTCATGATTTAGAACCGGGAAGTCAAGGAAATGTAATGTATTATAAACCTGAACAAGGGCAAATTGTATTGGTAAACCCCCCTTATACAGAAGCTTGGATACGATGGACATGTCGACAAATTTTAGATAAATGGTTAGATAAAGCTACATTTTATGTAGTTATTCCGGCTTGGGATTGTAAAACAAGAGATGAACGCAAACTTAAACCTTTTAATTGTATTTATGATATTGTTGAATTAATTGATAATGCAAAAGAATACCATATTTATAGCAAGTTTCCTTTTTGGGATGGAATGAAACAAAAAGATGTAGTTTTAAAAGATGTATTAATTCATGTCATCAAAATATAAAATGGATTTTTTTAAATGAACTACAATTATCTTATGTTAATTTTACGAAAATGTTTATTAAACAATTCTTAAAATTCGAAGTAACATTGGAAAATGTTGAAACAAGTGAAAAATTTACGGATTTAGATCTTTGTATAGATGAAATTATAGATTGGTATAAGTTTCAAAATCAATTTCAAGATTGGTTTCGTATTGAACATATAGAAAATAACATATTCAGTATTCAAACGGATAATGAATATGTAAGTTTAAATGACGAGGATGTATTGGAACTACAAGATATCAAGTATAAAGTAACAAGCAAAGTTATCTTTCATACGAAAACAAGTTCAATATAGTTTATCTATGCTAATATAGTATTCGGTATCCGTACATAGAATTATATTTTTGATTTTAAAATTAGAATGCAAAAACAGTATTTCTACAACATTTCCTATAGCAGTAGAATACATGTACTTTAAATTTCCTGTGTGTATTCCTAATTCTCGAAAAAAATCGGAATACGTTTTTATATTACGAAGTTGCTTATTGGTAATATAGAATACCTTTGGCCCTCTTCTTCCTTCAATAACTACTTTTAGTGCAGTTTTTGTGTAACAGTTACCCATTATTTAACATCCATAGTTTCCTAGCTCGCGATTATTAATACGTGTTTCTAAAGAGGAAAAGTCATCAAACCCATTATCTAACATTTCAATTTCAAAAACCAATGAGTAATCTGAACCGATAGCTTTTTCTAAAGTACCGTTCGCTTTACCACCGGTAGATGTCCAGTATAAAAATCCAGATTTATCTTGTTGCGAATGAAGACGAGTAATTACATGAAGACGATCTAATTTACCAATCGCAGGGTAATAACGTGTTAAATTTTCTTCCTCGGTATGATCATTATAGTTAATAAAGTAAGCTGTAGAACCATTTTGTTCTAATACAGCAGGAATGCGGGCGAAAAAGTTATCTACATAGGTAGAACGTTGAGACGCTACGGTAGTTTCGTCAGTTTTATTTAATCCTTCAACTTCAACAATGAAGTAATGAGGAGCCGGTTGAGCTAGCGGATTATCATTCGTGGTAACTAATGCACGTGTATTTGGGCCATCAATATAGGAGTGTGTTAATGCACCAGGAGATGTTTCGGCGACTAAACGAGGAAACGTTGCTGATTTTAATCGAATAGAAACTACATTTTCATACACTCGTGGTAAATAGTAAACTACATCACCATTCGTAATATACTTTACAGTATCACGATCCGCTGAATCAATTAAAAGCGTTTTTTTGACCGTTCTTAATTGTTTCACAGGTTTTGAAGCTGAAACAATTGTTCCGTTATAGTCGAAAGCTTTGTTGTTCATTTGTTATATATGATAAAGGAAGTTTTAACAGAAAACGAGTATTTAAAATAAGAATGTCTCTCTGTGAGCATAACCGTAAACCACATCGGTGTTTACATTGTGGAAATAATACAAAAGGTATTTGTGAACATAATAAAGAACGTTGTAAATGTTTAGATTGTCATGGTGCGAGCATTTGTGAACATAACCGTCGAAAAACAAGATGTGTATTATGTCACGGTTCGGGAGTCTGTGAACATAATCGCAGACGTGAACAATGTAAAGAATGTCATGGCAAACAAACATGTGAACATAAAAAAATAAGATCGATATGTGGAGAATGTAAAGGACGGTATATTTGTAAAAGCCCAAATTGTACAACTATCGCTACGAATAAACAATACAATGGCTACTGTTTGCGATGTTGTATCTACAATTGTCCAGATATTACCGTAGTACGAAACTATAAAACCAAAGAAAAAACGGTAGTAGATACAGTTTGCCAAAAGTATCCAAACTTTACGTGGATTTTAGATAAACGTGTAGAAGATGGTTGTTCACGACGCAGACCGGATCTACTATTAGATTTAGGAGATCAGGTTCTTATTATTGAAGTAGATGAAAATCAACATTATGATTATGATTGTAGTTGTGAAAATAAACGTTTAATGGAAATATCACGTGATGTAGGTCATCGTCCATTAGTATTTATACGTTTTAATCCGGATGACTATCAAACAAAAAATGGAGAGCAAGTAAAGTCGTGTTGGTATACGGGTAAAGATGGTATTTTACGTTTATCTAAAAAATCAAATTGGAATATACGGATGGAAAGTTTATTTCAGCAGATTGATTATTGGATAGTGGAACGTACAAATAAAACGGTAGAAGTTATTCAGCTCTTTTACGATAATTTCGTTTAGTTGTATTTTTTGCTAATTTATGTCTACGTGTTCCACCAGCCGTGCGTTTATTTTTATCCAACACTGCGTTTTCGATACCTTTAGTGTAGGTATTTATATAGGTTTCAAATACTTGCCTAAATTCTACTGCATCTTTATTTTTGAAATCAATTTCATCATAATGAAGTACATATTCAGTAGGTTTCGTAGAATTTGGTTCAGTTAAATTTTCAGCTTTTATAATTTGGGTTGTTTTAAACCTATTTTCACGTTTATCGGTATTTCCGTCTAAAGTACCATCCTGTAACCCATCATGTCTTGCTCCATCGAGTAAACTATTTAATTTAGTTTTAAAGTCACCTGCTCCTAGATTGTATCCATTTAAATATAGCATAGCAATTCGACTAGAAGTCAAACTTAATCCTAATTTATAAGTAAGTTCTTCACTTAATCCGAATCTTGAAGTTGAATACTGAGGATTGTATTTTTTACCTACAATACCATCTGCATAGCCAATTTGTTTGATTTTATTTTCACCTTTTACAAATCCATTCTTATAAGCACTTATAACTTCATCTACGTTTTCTTTATTTAATCGACTAGTATAGGTTGTATTATTTTTATTTCCCGTTTCACCATCCAAAATACCTTGGTATTCTGCTCTACCCATACGGAATCCTAACGCATATACTTCACGAATACGAGTATTGGGTTGTTTAGTAGGATCCGTAAAATTTGGATCAGGTTCCTGATTCGGCACTAGACCATCTTTTTTACCTTGTTCCTTAGCTTCTTGTAACGAACCACGTAAAACTTGGCCCGGTGTTTTTCCTTCTTTGAATGCTTTAAACCATCGTTCGTAAGTTTCTCTTAGGAAAGGTGTATCTTCTCCTTCACCTTCTGCGTAATTTTCTTTCATGAATTTCTCTCCTTCAGCTTGGGCTGCGTCACGATAAGCTTTATCTAATTTTTCCATAATCTTCACGACTTCATTACGATAAGGATCACTGAATGGTCGTGTATTTGCATAGCGGTATAAACTTAATTGTCCAACAAAAATACCAAAGTTAGTATTTTCGCGAACCAGTAGTTTAATCGCAATTTTACTACCGTACCCTACCGCATACGCTAGTGGCGTTAATTCGTTGAAATTCTTTCTCGACTGAATCGAATATTTGAATTTAGAAGGTGTATTCAGATCGGCCGGCACAAAATTAATTAAAGGATAGCGGAATCCGTAAGAATATTTTTCAAAGAAGTCTTTGGCCCGTTTTGATGCTTGTATTTCATATTCATTTGTTTCAGGAGGAGTTTTTCCAGAACTTACAGCAGTATATGCGTTTTTAAGAAGATTAGTCCATTCATCATTAGATAAATTGTTCATTCCATTTGGAACAAGTGGAGGCATCGTCTCTTCTTCTAAAAATGATTTCTCCGCTTTTAATGTATTTAAAAATACCGAAGCATCATCAATAACTCGAGAGATGTTTTTGGAATCCTTCTTATTCTGGGTTTTCATCAATTCATTAGCCCGTTTTACCGCATCGGTAACGTAAGCTCCAGAATTAGGTGTAAATTGACCTACCATATTTGCAGCAGAATTTTGTTCAGATTCACTTGCCATTGGACCTAATTTTATTACTGCTTGAACCATATGTGTCCATGTATTTCGATCTAAAGGTTTACCTTCTTTTTTAGGAGGTTTACCTACACCTTGTACATTGACATCTACTCCTTGTTGTTTCGATTCTTTCTTTGATTTAATTACTTCCGAAATTTGCACACGTATAAATTCCTCTAACGTATTTAATTCTAATTGATTCAATCGATTTACAAATTCACTAGTAGTAATGGGTTCAAAACTAGGATCATAATTTAATGCTAA